AGAATTCGCGCCACTTATTTTCAACATATGCCTTATATTCTGCATTCTGTTCATCAGTTCCGTCTTCGTAAATATAACGCCAGCCATAGGTGTCTGCTAGTCCATTTTCTTTATCATCACTCTTGCTCTCATCAAATAGTTCGCCAGCAAGGGCATCGAAAGCAGGATTGCCAGCAACCCACTGTTCAGGAGGAATAGGATAAACAGGAGCGCCATTTTCATCAACTATACCAGTAGGCATAGTAGAGTTAGGAAGCTCATTATCCATAACTTCAAGGATACACTCATAGGGGTCGGATGGATCAGTTAATCTACTATCGTCGCCCTTCTTAGAGTCACCAAAATTTCCGATTGCGTAAAACAATATGTTACTAATAGCTGTCGGAAGTCAACTATTTATACCTATATATTATAGGCGAAAGAGGTTCTTCCAAAAGTGTCTTTACACTTGACCTCTTCTCTGCGGTTTCATTATAAGATTATAGCCGCAGTTCAGACTGTTGCATACATTGCAATCAACATACAATGTCTCTCACGTTCAGTCGTTGTTCCTCTATATATTCACTTTTAAAAACTAAATTGTATTTTGGTTTCTTTCTTTCGTGTCTGCATATTCTGCTCACTTCTTGTTTAGATATCCCAAAAAATGTACTTGCTTCAACAGCAGAAAAGAATTCTTGTATAATATTATTGTTTAAATCCAATAACAACACTGGCTTTGAAAAATTTCTTCCTCCCCTTGTTTTAGGAATGCGACTATAATCCCTATTTGGGTCGTAATCTTTTTCATACACCCATACAAATCCACCTGAAGTCTCTTTACGACCAGTACACACATTAGAAATCGCACCTTTGCCAAGTCCAAGTTTTCTGTAAATATCACCAAAACTATCCCAAATTTTAATTAGTTTGCCATCTGGACTAATTTGACATACACGCACACTTTGTTGATGATTTTTACCAGTTGGTGGTTGATATCCACTCATACCTTCTCCGCCCAATGTTGAATTATAACCATTATAAAAACTATCAAACTGTTTTATATAGAACATTTCTTTTTCATTCAGTTCACATTCAGTTAAAGCAACATCAAATATTTCGTCTATAACAAAAGCATTAAAACCATATTTTTCAATCGCTCTAAACAAATGAATATTATAAGATCTATTGTGTTTTTGTTCATACAAATAGCTATTGTATACTCGTTCTATACCTTGTCCTTTTCTGCAATATCTATCTTTAAAACCTCGTTCTTGCGAAGTTTGCCCAATATAAACTTTATGGTTTATAATGTTTTCAATTTTATAAATAATGCCATAATATTCTTTTCCATTTATTATTATACTCATATTGCACCTCCTTTACATTAATTTTGTATTGTGAATATATAGTTGGAAGGCGTTGCCCATCTCTGGGGTTTCGCCGTATATTAGTGAGAGTTTTACTGGCACATTTACGCTATTTTATGCCAATTGTTATCATTAAACTCACGATGAGTACTTACATCCGGATCACTTTCTTTAACAAAGATTACACAATTCTGGAATTCCATAGTATCCTTAACCTTAGCTGCTTCCGCCTCAGTATCACGTACAATTGGACGCTTATAAGGCTGATATGCATTAAATCTCTTTGCAAGCAAAGCATTATTTGCATTTTCGGAACTAGCTATATTAACTTTTACATTGAAGTAATTAACATCAATAGAGTTTCTTGTTAAAGAAACCTTATTAACCTCAGTGCCATCACTTAAAGTGATAATAGGATTCTCGTTCAAATATTTTTCGGTCTTTTTATCTCTATATCTCTTAATAATGATATCAAGATTTCGACCTGCGGGGCCGTAGTTATTAGAAGAGGTTCCTTGACCGCTGTGTACAATATCAGTTGCAACCCAGTTATCTAAAATTGGATCACCATTTTTGTATATACATTCAACACTAGAAATTAACTCATCACCAGTCGAACTAATAAAACGACCAATTTTTTCATCTTTATCGCTAGTAAAATAGGGCACTTCTAACTTAATAATTCTTAAATCAGGGCAAACTTCCGCCAGATAATCTGGGTCAAGGATGCCTTCTTTATAAATCTGATTACGATCATAACGAGCAATCATTTCTTCTGCACTACGAGCATCTGCAATAAAGTTATTTAAAATATCTCTATCAGATAGAGAATTCTTATACACCTTAAAGCGATAAATATACAAATCACAATCAGGAGATCCGAGAGTAATTGTTTTTCTAGAACCCATTTGCTGTTGGAAATTATGTGTGCTATTATATACAAAAGGTCTGGTAGACACACCATCTTCATAACCCATAATCATAGATGGAGATTCTGTGCTAGGTGTAATATTAAACTCAAATTCAATAATTTCTTCTTCTGCGTATGGTAATGGTAATTTATCTTGGTCTGCACTAGCATAAATTATTGCCTCATGTGCCTTCATAACAATACCAATATTGTCACCTGCAGAAGATTGGCTTACACATGACATAAATGTTGCTTCGGTGTCTGCAACATTCATGGTCTTAAAAATAAGCTTCATTTGTTTGCCATCAACCTTGGCATCATCACCAAATAGCTCATAATTAATATCTGCGCTTGTACCAGCTTTAATACAGAAATACTGGTTACCATTCTCATCAATTTGATATCCGCCATTTACCCAGTCAAAGTTCTCAGATACTGTCATTGCAATATCTCCGCTAGACCACAAACGATTCTCATCACTATTAGAATATCCAACAGGATTAAAATCAAATGCTAATCCCGCAGTGATTGGGCTTATATTGATTCCGAGTTCAGTAACTGTGGCAACTAAAGTTTTAACAGTTTCTCCGCAAGTAATTGTAAGAATATGCTCTCCAATAACATCACTCTTATACTGCCAGGTTTGAGTATTAGAATTTAATACTAAATTAGAATTAAATTCCTCAATAGTATTACCTTCTTCATCTACATAAGTAGCACGCAAATTTACACTAGGAGTCTCGGTATTAGAATCATAAACAGTATAAACAATGTTTTTAACATCATACTGACGAACAGTAAAGTCCTGATCAATACAGCTAATAACTGGCACATCAGAATTTTCGTCATACCAAATAACATCTTTTATAATATGATTAGATTCAATAGTATTATTATTAATAACTGTTGTTAAATAAATTTCAAATAAATGAACTCCGTGTTCTTGCGCAGGAATCATATAAGAATCTGACAAACCAGCAGCGGATGCAGGACTTGTTTTTGTCGCAATTTCCTTGCCATCCAATAGAAAATGCACAGTTTTATCAACACCACCATATGGAGTAAATGTAAAACTAACATTTTCACCAGCAACATATTTACGAGTATCATCAAAGCTAGATTCTAATCTAACATCAACAACTTTAATAGTCCATGCCTTAGTTGCAATTGCACCAGTTGCATGTGTGATAGTAAGAACTATTTTATTATCACCAATACTTACATATTTGGTTAAATCAAATTCACAAATACCAGTAGAAACTTCCTCAGTAGCAACAACTCTATTGCCGACCTTCCAAGATGCAGTACCATCCAGATTGGTATCTCCGGCAGAGTCTTCGCCAGAAAATTCATATTTTACAATTACAGGATCGTTAATAGTCGCAACAATAGGGGTGGCATATCCTTCAACATAAGCAATACGTAATACTACGCTACTAGTTTGTCCGCCGCCTCCCATAATTTGAAAACGACTCTTAACAGTCGGGGTATTTTCGCCCTCGGTTTCCCAAAGAGTAAACATATACTCCGCAGTAGTACCATCATCCATATCTACATTGCCATATGTTGCTTCATATGTTACGCGAGGAGCTTGATCTATATTTTCTAAACTTTGATTGATATCTTTGACTGTATTATTCAAAGATGTAATACTATCTGTATTAGTTGAAATAGAATCAGCCAAAGTACCAGTCTTAGTATCAATTTCAGTTTTAGTGTAATAGCCGCTAAGGTCAACTTCAACATTAGAAATTGCTTCATCAATTTCGCCCTTAGTGTAAACATCTGAAACTTTAGCATACTCTGATAGCTGATCGGTTACATCAACATTTGCAACGGCTTCGTCTACATAAGACGTAGTAGCTAATCCTGCAATACTTGGAATTTCAGATTTTAATGCATATGCTTCAAGACTTTGATGCTCAGTCAAATATCCAGCATCGTTAACAAACTCAGAAATATTTGTTGGAATATCAGATTTTAACGCATAGTCACTTAAAAATAATTCTGGAATTGTATATATTTGTTGTTGGACATATGACTCAGTAGCATATCCTGTTAAATCAACTTTTACATTAGCAACAGCGTTATCTACTTCTGAATTTGTATAATAATTATTTAATGATGCGCCTATTGTTTCAACGGCTGTTTCAGCTCTATTGGCGGCACTTTCTGCAGCCGCAACTTGTTCAGCGACTTGCACTTCTGCAATTTGCTCGGTAACATTTTCAGTTACTCTAGTAACAAGATCCTCGAGCCATGTTTTATCTAACTCTATGGTTCTGTCATCAATCAATGATTTTAAAACATTTAACTTTTCAAATGTTTTTGACTTCCACATATACCCGTTGCCATTATTATTTACACCGATTGCACGAATTTCAAACTTAACATTTCCCGCTACATGAGTTACATTTCCATCTATAAGCCATCCAAATCTAATAGTCGCAGTATCATAACTAACATTAATTGGTGCGGCTTCTCCATGATATCCATCACTTGTTAAGTAATGAATAGAAATGGCGGTAGACATTAAATCAAAACCATCAGCATATCTTGGCATCTGGAATGGAATATATTGGCTATTTTCTTCTTGGGTTATATTAATCTGAGAACTATCAAGTGTAATATTTTTATTTTCATCAATATTAGATATCCTATTGTCGGCATATTGATCATTCCAAATATATTTATCGCTTCTTGTAAATTCGGAATATGCTGGAATTCCCATGGTATCATCGGCAGCCAACGTCATTATTCCAATATTATCAGT